CGGCCATAGCCCGGTTGACCGTGGTCATTCCTGCCAAACTTTTGCCGTCGTTTCTTCGATGATTCGGCGGTACATCCTGGCCACTGTCCCCTCTCCGAACGTTGTCGTGATCAAAGACTGATTCACGAAGTTATCCAGTTCTCGGAAAACTTGCGCAGCATAAGCCGCCAAAATTACATCCAATTGTGTCGGCCTAGGTAGAGGAATGAATATGCCATTCAGTTCATTATCCACGCCGGCTATGGTTTGCTCTGCCACTTCCCGGATAATTCTCCGGATCTCCTTTTCCGCCTTTCCCGTGGCTTTGGCCAATGCTTTGATGGTTCGTTCGTTTATCATCCTCAACTCTTGCATCTTCTCGATTTGCCATTGCAAGACTTGATCGCGGCCGGCGTCATTCGTAGTTTTCAGACGCTGTACGACCATTTCAAATATTTCATCCTCAAGAGCCAGATATATTTCGGCGATCGGGCTGGTGACTTCATCAAAATTTTCGGGAGTGATTTCGTTTTGGATCGCCAACCGTCATCACTCCCTTTGGCCAAATAAGCTGACTTCATTTTGCAACTGTTCGAAGTCCGGGGAAGCCTGAAGATTTTCCTGTTGAATCTCCTGCAATATTTGCAAGGCTTCCTCTTCGGTAACCCCGTGAATCTTCATGATCGCGCGCTTTTTCGAGTTCAATCCAGAGGATACCAGTTTGATTTGTTGGTCAATCTCCGCGTTTTTGTCCTCGACCACCGAATCATCGAAAGATACGGTCACTTCATAATCCGTAGGCCCATCATACAAGCCATAAAGTTGAGCGACCGCGATAATGGAATCGATGAGCTCTTTAATCCCTTCTTCGATGATGATTTCGTGGGATTTCATGGACTTGAATGTCTTGCTGTTCTCGCTTATGACTTCTGTTGCCGTCTTTACAGACTTCCCATCAAAAGAGAACGTCCCAGCGCTGAACCCGGTTTGCATGGCCAGAATGTTCAACAGGGCGTTGATGGCGCTGATGTGTTCCTCAACGCGGAGTTCGACATTAACGTCAATGAGCTTACTTTCGTCCATTTCCCCGTCGAGGGCTTGATACACTTCGTCTGTTGCATCGAAATACCGTTTCGGTTGCCCATCCAGCGGGTCGATGACTGTTTTCACCATCTGTGCCGGTACAATGATCCGCTTTTTCCCGAGGCGAAATTCTCGGTGAAAACTGTCAAACGCCGTATCCAAGGCATGAATCGTATCTAGTGCGTTGGCGTAAAGGCTTATTCCAAGCGGGCTTTGAGTATCAATATTGTTCGCCGTATTCGGCTTGAAATACACGAATAGCGGCTTTTGTAAGCCGCTGATCCGGACTTCTTCCTCTAAATCCGGGAACAATGTGGAAAGGGCCACTTTCACGCCCAAATCGGTCCCGTTGGACTCATACAATTCGTTCCGGATCACATATTCCTTTCCATCCCACCGATGCCATTCCAAATGGGTATAGGTTTTCTGCCCTCTTTTGTATTCGCTGACGAATATCCCTTCGTCGATCGTGTCATTGTGCCAGGAAATCGGGATAAAGCAGTCCGCGGTGACGTAGGGAAGCCGGACCTTTCCGTCTTGAACAAACGGTTTGATCACCATACCGCCATAAGCAAACATGTATTCGATATAGTCCTGGAACTCTTTATAAAACTTGTTATCTTTGAAAACTCCGTCAATGAAGTCAGAAAGACTTTGATCGCTAATGGATATTTCACATTTTTCATTGAACACAAGCCCAGCCATCTCACTGGCAATCACTTTCGGCATCTGCAGCGTATCCATTTTCCTGGTTTTCGGGCCATCGATGGTATGGTATCTCACCTTGTGCCAGGGTTCATAATATCCCTTGTAAAGTGCTTTCCAAACCTCAATGCTATCGTACATCTCGTTGCTGAGAGGCACGTCCTTCAGTTGTGAAAGGTTTTCGATGCCTTTCAAAATGCCCATTCGGTACATCACCTGCCTTATCTTGGCGATTAGATTCCTGAACATGCTGTCACCGCCTTAAATTACATATCGCTTGTAGAAATAGTTGGCCGAATATCGGAATTCATCCATCGCATGGTTCCATTCGTCGATCGGCTTCCCTTTTTCGTCCCTGGCATACATCCCAATTTCTTTGATGAAGTTGTAATGGTCATATTTGTCCGTTTCGATCAGGAAAAACTGTTCATTGGTAATCAAGTTTTGGCAACGCTCGATACCGACCTCAATCCCCTTTTTCGTCCCCTGGATGTCATGAGAATTGTTATCGGCTGCCCTTGTGTAAATCCCTAGTAAATGCAATTCTTCTCTTAGAGATTTGCATGCTGGATCCACAAATACTTCCGTATAGCGCATCTGGAATTTTTCGACGCACCATTGGATGAATTCTTTGATTTCCCAGGCGTAGATGGACATAGCTTTCACTTGCCCGGTTTCACGTCCAGAGTGATAATAATGGGCCGCGCGGTTTAGGAAATATTTATAGCGTCCGTCAACCATTTTCCTGGTTACAATATTGCAACTACATGACGTGGGATCCGATTGGCCGCCGTCTGCCACAAAGTACATTTCGATCGGTTCGCCCTGGAGCGTCGGTTTAATGTTTTTATCCATGTCGAACATGGAATAGATGACGCCTTCCGGAAGAACCCGTTTCCCATACCAGTCCCGATCAAGCAGGTATTTGTTCTTTTTCAACGTTTCGTAGATTTCTTTTTTCCGCTCTTCCGTAATGATCGGGTTGTCCTGTATGGTCCAATGCAGCCAAAAAGTATCCTGAACATCAAATACCTTTTCGATGACCGGATGATTCGGAGGCGGAGGATTTAAGTCCGCCAGATGATAGCGAAATTTCGCAGCGAAAGTACGCCTAAAACATTCCTGGATCATGTCCATATGCAGTAAATTAATTTCACAAAAAACGACTGAGCCAAGCGACATCCCGGTGATAGCCTTCACACTGTCCGCTTTTCCTCCGCCCTTGTAATAGATTTTTTTTGCGCCGGTTGGTGTGTGAACTTCCAGGTAATCGCCCAAATCATCGTGTTTGGTTTTGCAATAACCATTAAAAATGTGCATTAGGCCCGTGCCATCGCCATCGATAAATAGACGATAAGCTTGCTCTTGGTTATATCCAACAATCAGATGATTTTCGTCGGGCGTATTGATCAAATATCGGGCATACCGAAAATGGCCTGCCGTTGTTTTCCCTGACCGTGGCGTTCCCTCGTTGACTTCCAATGTGTGCCGAAAAGGCATCCGAATGAATTTCTTCTGCTTCGGCGAGAATTCGACGAGCTTACTCATCGTCATTCACCGCCTTTATCAAGGCTTCCATCAGCGAAGTATCTTTCTTTTCACCTTTAAGCAGCTTAGTTTTCTCTTCGATGAGCTCGGTTTCTTTCTTAGCCTTTTCGATGCCGACCTGGATTTGTTCAAGTTTCAAACGGCGTTCATCGTCCTCGCGGGCTAATTCATTGAATTGCTTTATCAGCGACCGCAATTCCGACATGGCCCGGGATTGAGCGTTTAAAAAGGTAGCTTGGCGATCCCAAGCGAATTGGAATTCGTATTCTTCCTCGCTACTGCTACCATTTTTGGAATAGGACTCTTTTGTCCTTTTGGGCTCTTTAATCATTTCATCCTTCGACTCAACAAACATGATTTGCTGTGCCCGAATGATGGCTGCATATTGGATCAGGATCTGGTCCCAAAGAATGTCCAGTGGGTCCTTTTTCTCTAATGTCCCCATGATCTCAAGGGTTTCTTTTGGGATATACTTAGAAAAGAACCCGTGCTTCCTTGCGTTTTGGTTCCCTTCCGGGGCCCCGCCGTCATTTCCTAAAGCATTCTTATTCCCATATGGTGCCCCGCGTTTTCTTTTTATGTGCACACCCTTTTCTTTTGTATGCACACCATCACGGGACCATTTATATCTGGTTTTCCACGACTTGACGGTGTTAATTGTAACCCCGTACTTTTCGGCAATCTCTTTGTACTTCATGCCTTTTAGGTAATCTTGATAAGCTAAATCCTTTTTTTGGCCACTACATTTCACCCACCTCCGCCGGCCAATTTATGTTGTTTCGTGCAAAAGAAAAAGCGCCTTCGGCGCTAGAATTTTAACCAGTCTCGTATTTCTTTAAGTCCCCTGTATGCCT